AGAAACAGATGTACCAACATAATAACATAAAAAATGGAAACAAGATTAAATAACTTAAATTACGCAATTTGCAACATAGCAACAGATTTGCAAAACATTGACTTTTCACAAGTAGGGCAAAGTTCAGCAGGAACAATTAGAAGAAGTTTAGATGACACTCTTTTTGTAATAAAATACAACGCTATACCTACATTTATATATGACGGATCTGTAACACCATCACAGATTCTAAGTCACCAAGAATGTTTAGAGTTAATGAGCACAGCAGAGTGGTCAGAACCTGAACCTGTAGAATAAAACAATAATTAAATTAAATTAAATGAAAATTAAAGAAGAACAATTAAAGAAAATTCAAGCACACCAAAAAGCATTAAATTCTATAATGCATGAAGTGGGAGTTTTAGAAGCTCAGAAACATGGGTTGTTACACAAGTTTGCTGGAATTAACCAAGAGGTTGAAGATGTAAAAAGCGAACTAGAAAAAGAGTACGGAGCAGTTAACATTAATTTAGAAACTGGAGAGTACACTGAAATAGAGAAAGAACAAGAATTAAGTAAAGTAGATTAAGATGTCTAGTGTAATAAGAAAAATCAGTATTGGTGCTGATTACAAAAACGAAGCTATGCATTACTCAGTTGGCCAACAAGTTTACGGTGGCCATACCATTTGCGATATTATCACCAACGATTCAGATGGAGAGTACATGATCTATATAAAAAAGAATGATGAGGTTTTACCATGGAAGAAGTTTAATTCTAATATGGCTATTGCTGTTGAATTTGATCTTGAATACTAATGAAGAGTATATATAGATTTTTAATTAAACCTAAGAAAGAAAGATACAATAACACTATAGAATTAAACGGCCAAGAACTAATAATAAATACAAGGATTGAAACCTTTGAGTCAGTTAGTAAAAACGCTATAGTAGAAATTGTACCAGAGGCTTTTAAAACAAAAATAAAACCAGGTGATGAAGTAATCGTTCATCATAATGTTTTCCGTAGGTTTTACGATATGAAAGGTAAAGAGAAAAACTCTGCATCATTCTTCAAAGATGATTTATTCTTTTGTGATATAGAACAAATATACTTATACAAAAGTAATAACTCTTGGAAAACAAATCTTAACTACTGTTTTGTTAAACCGCTTAAGAATGATAATAAGATGACGCTAGAGAAAGAGAAACCATTGAAAGGTATTATCAAGTATAGTAACGATAAACTGTCCTCTAATGGCATTAAAAGCGGTGATTTAATAACGTTTACCCCAAACTCTGAATTTGAGTTTATAATAGAAGGAGAACGTTTATATTGTATGAAATCAAATGATATTGCTATAAGACATGAACGCAAAGGAAACGAAGAAGAGTATAATCCAAGCTGGGCGCATTGCGGTTGAAGAACTCATTAAAGTCGCTAAAGAACCAATCGTCGATACTGACGATGACGTTACTGCAGATAGACTTAAAAATGCTGCTGCCACTAAAAAACTTGCTATATTTGATGCTTTTGAAATCCTCAACAGGATGGAACAGGAGGAAGCAATGCTCGATGGGAAAATCAAAGAAGAAGAAAAACCTCAAAGAGAGTTTAGAGGATTTGCCGAAGGGAGGAGTAGGTGATGTACGAACAAACACTATGGAGTGAAGTTAAAGATGTTGTTAATCCTAAAATATTATCTAAGAATAATAGATTTAAAAAATGGGAGTATGGTTACAACAAAGATTATGATTTTATTGTAATAAGTAAAACTGGAAAAATTGGACAGATCATTGAGATACAAAATCTCCGCATTGCTTTACCAGCAGAACATGAACCGTTTAAACGAAGCGAAGATAAATCGGGACAATACTGGGAACAGTTCGAATACCCGAAAGAATTAAAAAAGATTAAGAGTAGGTTTGACTGGGAGAAATACCCAATGGACTTTAGAGAAGAATGGTGGGATTATATAGATGAAGAATTTAAAAGAAGAGATGAAGGGTTTTGGTTTTATAACAATGGTAAACCTACTTATATTACTGGTACTCATTACATGTACCTGCAATGGTCAAAGATTGATATCGGAGCGCCAGACTATAGAGAAGCAAACAGATTGTTCTTTATATTTTGGGAGGCATGTAAAGCAGATACAAGAGCATATGGAATGTGTTACCTTAAAAACAGACGATCTGGTTTTTCCTTTATGTGTTCCGCAGAACTGGTCAACCAAGCAACAATATCCAGTGATTCAAGATATGGCATACTATCCAAATCCGGTGCTGATGCCAAAAAAATGTTTACCGATAAAGTTGTACCCATCTCAATTAATTATCCGTTCTTCTTCAAACCCATCCAAGATGGTATGGATCGTCCTAAAACCGAACTTGCCTATAGAGTACCAGCATCAAAGCTTACACGTAGAAAGATTGAAGCTAACGAAGAACTTAGAGAACTAGACGGATTAGATACTACTATAGATTGGAAAAATACGGGAGATAACAGTTACGATGGTGAAAAACTTAAACTGCTAGGACACGATGAAAGTGGTAAGTGGGAAAGACCTGATAATATAAAGAATAACTGGAAGGTAACTAAAACTTGTTTAAGGTTAGGTAGTAGAATAATTGGTAAGTGCATGATGGGATCAACATCAAATGCTTTAGACAAAGGAGGACAAAACTTTAAAGATATATACTACGGATCTAATTGTTTAGAAAGAAACAGGAACGGTCAAACTAAAGAAGGTTTATATTCATTGTTTATACCCATGGAATGGAACTACGAAGGGTTTATAGATAGATATGGCTATCCAGTATTTGATACACCTAAAAAACCTGTGTTAGGTATAGACAACAACTACATAGATGTTGGAGTTATAGAGCATTGGGATAATGAAGTTGAAGGGTTGAAACAAGATCAAGATGGTTTAAATGAATACTATCGTCAATTCCCAAGAACAGAGCAACATGCTTTTAGAGATGAAACTAAACAAAGTCTATTTAACTTAGTAAAGATATATGAGCAAATAGATTACAATGAAGAGCTAAACAACAAGGCTAACGTTACTCAAGGTAACTTTCAATGGGAGAATGGTATTATAGATACAAGAGTAATATTTGTACCTAATTTAAATGGTAGGTTTTTTATTACTTGGGTTCCACCTAAAAGTTTACAAAACCAAGTGATAATAAAAAATGGGAGGAAATATCCTGGAAATGAACACGTTGGTGCTTTTGGTTGCGATAGTTACGATATTAGTGGAACTGTAGATGGTAGAGGTTCTAATGGTGCATTACACGGTTTAACTAAGTACAGCATGGAAGACGTGCCACCTAATCATTTCTTTTTAGAATATATATCTAGACCTCCTACAGCTGAGATATTTTTTGAAGATGTATTAATGGCTTTACATTTTTATGGTATGCCTATACTGGCAGAGAATAACAAACCTAGATTACTATACTATTTAAAACGTAGAGGATATAGGGATTTTTCTATAAATAGACCAGACAAACTAACACACAAGCTATCGGTGACAGAAAGAGAAATAGGTGGTATACCTAACTCTAGTGAAGATGTCAAGCAGGCACATGCAGCAGCTATTGAATCTTATATTGATACTCACGTTGGTAGACTAGATGAAAGCTATGGAAACATGTATTTGCAAAGAACATTAGAAGACTGGGCTAGGTTTGATATAAATAAAAGAACTAAACACGATGCTTCGATAAGTTCTGGTTTAGCTTTAATGGCTTGTAACAAAAATAAATATAGACCTGTTCAAAATAGAATTTCTCAAAAAATGAGATTAGAGTTTAAAAAGTATGACAATAAAGGATTAACTTCAAAAATAATAGAATAAATGCAGATTTATACAAGTAATAATAGTTCGTTTCCAGATCAGGTGGTACCTGATGCAGAAAAGCAGACTTGGGAGTATGGATTAAAAGTAGCTCGAGCTATTGAAGGAGAATGGTTTAGTAATCAAATGAACAATGGTTATAGATTTGATTCTACTTATAATAACTTTCACAATTTGAGGTTGTATGCTAGAGGTGAGCAATCTGTACAAAAATATAAAGATGAACTTTCTATAAATGGAGATTTATCTTATTTGAATTTAGACTGGAAGCCAGTACCTGTTATATCTAAGTTTGTAGATATAGTAGTTAACGGAATGTCACAACGAAGTTACGAAGTTAAGACTATGGCTCAAGATCCTGAGTCTATAAAGAAAAGAACTCAGTATGCCCAAAACATAATAGAAGATATTCAACTGCAACAGTTTGACGCTCAGGTTCAACAACAGTTTGGTATTGATCTTTCTAAAAGTGAAAAGAACGAAAACAGTCCAGCCAGTATAGACGAACTTCCAACTCATATGCAGTTAAATTATAAAGATTCTATAGAGATTGCAGAAGAAGAATTAATAAATCAAGTACTAGACAAAAACAAATACCATTTAGTTAGAAAAAGATTAAACTATGATTTAACTGTTTTAGGTATAGCAGCAGTTAAAACTACCTTTAATAAATCAGAAGGTATTGTTATAGACTATGTTGACCCTGCTAGAATTGTTTATTCATATACTGAAGATCCTAACTTTGAAGACTTATATTATGTAGGTGAGGTTAGAAATTTAAGTTTGGTGGAGATTAAAAAACAATTCCCTAATCTTACCGCTGACGAGTTAACAAAGATACAACAGTACCAAGGTAATAGAACTTTTTCTAGATCTTGGAACGGTAGGACAAATGATCAAAGTATTCAAGTATTATTCTTTGAATGGAAATCATATGCTAATCAAGTTTGGAAAATTAAAGAAACAGCATCTGGTTTAGAAAAATCTTTAGAAAAGACAGATACATTTAACCCACCTGAAAATGAAAACTTTAAAAAAGCATTTAGAGCTATTGAGGTATTATACTCAGGAGCTAAAGTATTAGGTTTTGAAAACATGTTAAAGTGGGAGTTAGCTGAAAAC